AGCTGCAGAACTTCTTGTGATGGACAGTGACACTCAAGCAACAGAAGTAGAAGTCAGCGGCGCTGGCGGTGGAGGTGGCGGGCGGTCACAGCCCAAGACTGTTGTTCAGCAAACAATTGTTCAGGCTCCTAAGGCGCGTCAGCCAGTAGAAGCAGCTAACAATCTTTTTTCGGTTGCATTTGCCAAGACTGTTTATGCGTTATCTGAGGGTGAAGTAGAAGGTTTCCCAAACGGCATTGAGAAGGACGTTTATCTTGATGGCGTCCCAATCCGTAACCCAGACAATTCTGCAAATTTTGAAGGATTTACGCTCGACTCTCGCGATGGCGACGATGCGACTCAAACCCCTATCTCAGGTTTTAGCCAAGTAGAAAACACTGTTGGCGTAAATGTTGGGGTTACTCAGGCCACTGGAGCGATCACGCGGGCGATTACTGACACAGATACTGAGCGTGCAAGAGTCATTATTACGCATGCTGCGCTGCAGTCTCAGAACCAAGACAATGGAGACATCAATGGCACTTCTGTTAGCTACAGAATTGAAGTCAATTCAAATGGTGGTGCTTTTACAACTATTTCAGAGCCAACAGTTACTGGCAAATCAAACAGCGAATTTCAAAGGGCTTATGAGTTTGACTTGCCTGGGACAGGGCCTTGGAACCTGCGTGTTTCTCGTTTGACTGCGGATAGTAGTTCTGCTTTCATTCAAAACAGTATTTCGTGGCAAAGTTACGTTGAAATCATCGACGAAAAACTTGCTTATCCCAATACAGCATGTGTCGCGCTCAAGGTTGACGCTAGGCAGTTCAATACTATCCCTGACGTATCTGTAAAGCTGCGCGGCAAACGTGTTCAGGTCCCTACTAACTACAACGCAGCGACTCGAACTTATACAGGCGTGTGGGACGGGACATTCCAAATGGCATGGACCGATAACCCTGCTTGGATCTTTAGAGATATTGTTTTAAACGAAAGGTTTGGCGTCAAGCGTTATATCAATTCAATTGCTATTGACCCTTGGTATCTCTACACCGTTAGTCAGTATTGCGACGAAAGCGTGCCTAATGGCTCTGGCGGCACTGAGCCTCGCTTTACGTGCAACGTGTATCTGCAAAACCCAGGCAGTGTGTATGACGTATTGAATGCGTTGGCATCTTGCTTCCGTGGGTTGATTTACTACAGCGAAGGTGAACTATATCTAACGCAAGATCGCCTACAGGATCCAGTTCAGCAGTTTAGTGAAGCAAATGTCATTCAAGATGTTGCGGAGAATGGCGAGGTCTCCAGCCCATGCTTTAACTATTCAGGCTCTGCGCGTGCAGCGCGTAAAACTGTTGTTCTTGCAAACTGGGATGACCCTAATCAGGTTTACAGCTCAGTTACTGAGTATCAGCAAGATGATGAGTTGCTGGATAAGCTTGGATATAACCCTGTTGATCTTCGCTTAATTGGAGTTACTTCTCGCGGCCAAGCCTTGCGAGCAGCTAAGCACACACTGTTTAGCGACAGATACGAGACTGAAAAAGTAAGTTTTCGCATTGGAGCGGAAGGGTTAGCCGCTGGTGTTGGCGAAGTTATTCAAATTGCCGATCCACTCAAGCAAGGGCAGCGCTTGGGTGGACGCATTGTGGCGATAGATGGAAACACCGTCACGCTAGATGCAGTCTTGGCGCTGGTTGATGGCACGTCGTACACCTTGACGCTTGTTATCCCTGACGGCGAGACATTGACAAATGGAGATGGCACAAAAACTACAAGGCCTAAGCTTCAAGTTTTTAACGTAGTTAGCTCGACCGATGTCAATAATGAAGTCCAAGAGATGAGGATACAGCGCCAAAGTACAACAGACAATTTGCTGACGCAAAGCAGCAATAATTTGGTGGCTCGTGTTGTAACAAGTGACGCAAAAAACACAAAGCTTGAATTAGACGCAGCTGTCAATTCACAAATAGGCGCGTTATGGGTGCTTGAGTGGAGCGCGATGCAAGCGGCCACCTATAGGATCGTTTCAATTGCAGAAACAGAGCCGTTAATTTATCAAGTTGAGGCAATCCAATACAACCTTAGCAAGTATGGATATGTTGATAATGATTTGCCAGTAGCTATACCGAAAGATCGATTCCAGTTGCGTCAAATTACGCCGCCAACCAGCCTTGATGCAGATCTTGAGTTTTCTAATGGGCAAACATCAATCAAGGCGTCTTGGAAAGCGCCTCAGTTCAACAATTCGGTTGACCTGTTGATTCGCGGTTACAGATACCAATGGCGGAAGAGCGGGGATACTGAATGGCATGACGTGGTTTCAGTGCAAGCGACGACAGTCGAGATACCTTTGCAAAACCATGTTTTCGGTAGTTCGTACCAAGTGCGGGTTGCCGCTGTAAATCGACTTGGCACTCAGTCTGACTGGGTGACCTATGACGTTGACTCGTTCCCTGCGATTCCAGATTTAAGCGCATCTAATTTTGGCGCGACATTGACGCATGCAAGCCAGCCAGACGGGACGCATTTGTTGATTGTAAATTCTGGAACGTGCCCAATCCCTGAGCGAATTAATGGCTATCGATGCTGGGTTAGGCCGCGCACTTTGACTTCAGGTGAGATCCCTGGCGTCAAGACGCCCGACTCTGAGGGCTGGTATTTCTTGGCTGATATTCCGCTTACTGGGTATTACACGCAAGCGTTTCACGCGCCAGACACCTATGACGTGCGCGTGAATTTTACTAGCGCAATTTTTGGCGAAAACCCTACTAATTACATATTTGACGTTGTGGAGCGGGATGAAATCGCCCCACCAACTCCAAGCAATTTTAGTGTTGTTGAGAATCAAGATAGTAGCGGTAAGCGTTTTAGCTGGTCTTTGCCAATTACCCAATATGGCAGTTGGGATCAAAACATTGTTGCAGACATCACTGGCTACGAAGTTAAATACAAAAAAGGCACTTTAGCTTTAAACAGCGTTGGGTTTGATGTCGCAACGGATTTGGTTACTGTAAAAACTTCAACGGTTATTGGAACTTTAACCAACCAACATTTGTTGAACAAGGGCGATGAAATTGTTTTCGCCGTTTCTTCTGGATCGCTGCCAACTGGGGTTGCAGCAGGAACAACTTATTTTGTGGCGAACGATGGATTTACCAGTACAACTTTTAAACTTGCCGCAACGAATGGAGGCGCTGCAATTAATTTAACTGGCACGGCGACAGGCACATACAATGTGTCAGCGCCAGCAGCTTTAAAAACACGTTTAGACACTCAGGCAACTTGGGGCGCAGGCATTGAATTAGCTTCTGGAGGTTTGCCAGCGCAACAGCAATGGTTTGAAACAGCTTTGTTTGATACTGACAGTTTTGTTGTCATGGTCAAATCAGTTGATGCAACTCAGTGGCGAGCTGACGTCCCAGCTTTTGTCCTTGTAAACATTGGGGCTCCACCAGTTAGCAATGCAGTTCAGTCTATCGATGCTAAAAATGCACCGTCTAATGATTGGCCTGGAACGTATGACAATTGCTCTGTGGTTGGTGGCAGCCTAGTTCAAACCAATGCTGAGTTAGACAGTATATTTACTTGGAATTTTGACAACAACAACCTGCAAAGCGCTTTGTTGTTTAGCACCACATCCACTGCAACTTATGCTCATTCTTTAGTTGCCCTGACCGGCCAAGCCACTGAGATCACAAAAGAAGATGATTTTAATTTGCTCAAAGAAGACGGGGACAAGCTTGTTGGCGAACAACGTTTTTACAGTGCAACAGAACTTTCAGAGGGCGGTATCGTTCACCCTTATGCACCGTTTGAAAAACTGCTTGGCGATGTTTACCGCGTTGAGACTCGATTTAAAAGCCCAGACGGTGGCGTAACAGCAGGCAACATTAGTGCGTTGACTGCACAGCTGGACTACCCAGACGTCATTGAGAAACAGAACGATGTTGTCATTGGGGCGTCGGGAACGGCGGTATCTCTGACCAAGACATTTAGGGCAGTTGCGAGTGTGTCAATAACTGCTTTGCAGACGGGAGGCAGCCCTTCAACTGCTGTGACTGCTGTTGTAACGGCCAAAAGCACGAGTTCCGTTACCATTAAGTGTCTGAACTCCGCTGGCACCGGGGTCACTGGCCTTGTTGACATCACTGTGATTGGTTACTGATGGCTGACGCACGCATTTCGCAGCTCCCAGCAGCTACAACGCTGGCCAGCGCTGACATCATTCCGTTTAGCAGTATCAGCGCAAGCGAAACGCGCAAGATCACAGCAAACAACCTTGGTCTTGCATTGACCACGTTGGGCTTATCGGTTGGAACGACTACACCAGGCACGCCGTACACAGGTCAGCTTTGGGTCAATACCTCAACAAACCCGCCAAAGTTGTTTGTCTACAACGGCGCAACTTTTGTTGAGATCAGTTTTCACCCAGCAGACATTGGCACTAGCGCTGGAAGCATTGCAACCAACCCTGGCAGCAGCGCTCCAACAACTAATGCCTTGGGGCAGCTATGGCTTGACACAAGCCAAACGCCTGACGAGCTGAAGGTCTTTGATGGGTCTGCGTTTGTCCGCGTTGATCCGCAAGGCATTACGCAAGCCGCAGGTGATGCAAGGTATTTAAGGATCACAAACGCCAACGCTAATTTCTTGCAATTAGCCGGTGGGACGCTGACGGGCGATTTGACGTTGGCAGGCAATCCAACCACGAACAACATGGCCTCAAACAAGGCTTATGTTGACACACAGATTGCTGCTATCCCTGCAGCAACAGATTTAACACCTGCTGGAACGGTTATTTATTCAGCGAGGTCAACAGCTCCAACTGGATATTTGCACGCCAATGGTGCAGCAGTTAGCCGAACAACATTTGCGACGTTGTTTGCTGCGATTGGAACGACTTACGGCGCTGGTAACGGCTCAACGACGTTTAATGTTCCAGATTTACGTGGCGAGTTTCTGCGTGGATTAGATAGCGGCAGAGGCGTTGATAGCGGTCGAGGGCTTGGAAGTGCTCAGGGCGGTCAAAACGCTAGTCACGATCACAGCGTTAGCGGAACAACTAGCACAAAAAGCTTGACAGGCTCTTTCCGCCCAGGCACTCACAGTCAAATCAATGCAACTGGTGTCTTTTCAGACGCTGGCAACGTTGGGTCGGTGGAGGGCCATGACGCGAATAATGGTCGTCAAATCAACTTCAATGCAAGCCACAACCATACTTTTTCGGCCACTACCAGTAGCAACGGTTCTGAAGCACGCCCGCGCAACATTGCCTTGCTGCCCTGTATCAAGACCTAAGGCAGGGCTAAAATCTGGTTACTGCACGGCTGAGCTATGGCTGACGTCAAAATCACAGACCTAGCCGCGTACAGCGTGCCAACAAGCACTGACGTTTTAGCGGTAGTTGACGTAGGCAGTGACCTAACCAAAAAAGTCAGCATTGCTGACCTGATGGAGAATGCAGGCACTGGAACGGCGGCGGCTCCTGGCATTTCTTTTGATGGTGACAACGACACTGGTGTTTACCACCCAGCAAATAATCAGGTTGCTTTAACGGCTGGTGGGACGCAGGCGCTGTTAGCAGAAAGCACTGGGATCACCATTCCGGGCAACCTAACGGTGTCTGGAACGACCACGACGATTGATACAACGACGCTGGTTGTTGAAGACAAGAACATTGAGATTGGCAAGGTCAGCACGCCGAGTGACACGACTGCTGATGGCGGCGGAATCACGCTGAAGGGTGCAAGCGATAAAACAATTACTTGGGTGAACAGCACTGATTGCTGGACGTTTAATCAGTCAGTGGACGTCGGCGGCAACGTTCGAATCGACAGTACGGGCAAATTGGGTGTGGGGACGGCGAGCCCTCAAGATTTGCTCCACCTTTCTGGCACAGTGCCAGACATTAGGTACACCGACACAACTGGCGATGAGTACAAAGTTGGAAATAATAATGGAGTTTTTCGCGTCTATAACGTAACGGATGCAAATACTCCATTTGTGATAAACGGTGCGGGCAAAGTTGGTGTTGGAACGACAAGCCCAGTATTTAAGTTTCACGCTAATGAAACAAGCGGTTCATCTATTGCTGGGTTGTTTCAGACAAATCAAACGGAGTCTTTTATCTCTTTTGCAGCAAGCGGGACCACAGCCACTTCAACTGTCCGCTTTGGCGCAAATGGAGACAACTTAATTGCATTCGTGAACGGCGGTGAGCGCCTACGAATCGACAGCTCAGGCCGAGTTGGAATTGGAACGTCGACTGTCGGAGCTACCTTGCATCTAAACAATGCTACGGAAGGCGATGTCTATTTAAAAGCTAACTCAGGCGACGGCGGAGCTGATCGAGGGTTAGAAATTAAATCAGGCACCGGAGCTTTTACTG